CAAGGTTCGAAAATACCCCCTTGACGCTTCCCGAAAGTTTCTCGATGTTTTTGAAAACATTCTCGATAGATTTGAAAATATTTTTGAACATATCAATAATGCTCGTAGCATGCTCAATAGGTTTGAATATTGTATCAATTCCTTTTGCTAATGCTCCGAACAGCGCGAATAATCCAAGTTTCTTTATCATTTGGACAAGGACAGTAACATTGCCAAACGTTGCAGCAAGCTTTTCGATCGTATGGTCAAGAAGCTCAATAACAGTGTTAACGATTTTAACAACTCCGTCGTAAACAGCCTTAACTGCTTGTGCTAATTCGTCAAATATACGGATTATTATTCCCGCAGCAGCACCAGCGATTTCTGTTACGTGAAGAAGTTTGGTTACACCAGTAAGTAAATGGTTGATACCATCAACAATTACTTTAAAGCCTTTGCTGTTGGAAACATGATTTAATACTTCCGAAGTAAACTCAGAAAAAGCTATTACTGTTTTACCAATAAGGCTCCATAATGGTTCTAAAGCTACTATTACTGTCCCGATTATTGACGTGAAAGCCATAAACACATCTTTTACAGCATTTATGACATCTTTCAATCCCGTAAATATCTTTGACAGTTTGTTTGCAGTATCAAACAGTTTCTCACCAGATTTCGAATTTCTAGCAGCTTCATGCCACGTATTCATCCAGCTATCGAGTTCTTCCTGAGACATCGCGCTCTGAAATTTGATGGATTGTGAATATAAATCCTGAATAGCTTCGTCGAACTCTTTTAACCCAATCGTTCCATTGTCAATGCCTTTTTTAACCTCTTCCATGGATATGTTGAGGTAATCAGCAAGCATCTTAATGCCGTCGATCTTATAACCGCTTCCAAAATCCTCGAGACCGGCGCCAAGATCATCGATAGCCTCTTTAACCGCGCCGGCAGTATTCCCAAAAGCATCAAGCAGATTAGCTTCATGTTTTAGATTACCCCCGATCCATTCACGAAGAGGTTTACCAAGACCCGGATCGTTTCCACGTTCCATGAACTTAAGCGAATAGGATAATAGATCAAAGAACTGAGTAGCTTTTTCCGATGCTTTTCCAAGAAGATTAGTAGAAGTTGTCAATGCTCCAGAAATCTTCTCGTGAAGAACATCGACAAGAGGTGTTATGGAATTTAAAATATCTCTTGCTCCAGTAAGAGCTGGTCCGTAAAAATCCGCACCAATTCTAGCAAGAGCCGCTTTCACGTCTTCCATAGCACCAGTAAACATCTTGGTTGAGTCTTTAGCGTGTGAGCCATACGCATCTGCCATAGCATTCGCAAAGGTTTGGAAATCAATTTCACCCTTACGAGCCATTTCACTTACTTCCGCTTCAGTAACGCCAAGTGCTTTAGCAATTACAGCGGATGCATTCAGACCCCTTACAGCAAGTCTTCTGAATTCCTCGGCCTGCACCTTACCTTTACCAGCGGCTGTGGTAAAGATCTGCGAAATATCTTCAAATGAAGAGCCTGACATCGAAGCAACACCAGCGATACCCATTAGGATTTTAGTCATGTTATCGTTCATGACCATTGTGTCCTTCGTGGTGCCATCAGCCATCTTTTTCGAACTCTTTTCGATACCAACATTTGATGCGGCGAGCTGAGAGGCAGCCTTTGCGGCAACGTCATAGGAATATGCTGTGCCAAGCACGGCTTGCATTACTTCTTCATAATATGACTTAGCCTCGTTGCCTTTCGATTTCTCTACACCAAGACCTTCGAACTGGAAACTTGCCTGTTCTATATTCATAGCTCTCTGAAGACCACCACTTGTGATTGGTGATATCAGATCATTAACAAGTCTCGCGCCTGTTCTGGCAACATAGTTTCCAATTGTCAGCAGAGCACCGGTTGCAATTTTCTCAAGAGCGTTAAATTTATGTCCTACTTCGTCAATAGACTCGCCGAGACTATCGACGTTTACGTTTTTAACAGACCTGTTTATACCCTCAAGTCCGTTTTCTTTAAACTCATCTAATTTACGATTAAGGAGTTCCAATCTCGTAGAAGCTTCTTCTGCCTTTTTGACAAAATCATCGCTCTTAAACTGCAACTCAACTACTTTTGTCTCAACAGTCTGACTCATGAGCTTGTTACCTCCTTCCATAAATCATCAGCGAGTTTTTGAAATACATCCAGCATAGCCGGATTAATAAAATCGTTGCCATAGACATAACCACCGGTGCCGGTACCATGTCCATACTGCACTAAAATAGCGACATTATAGCCGCCCTCTATATCATTATTGTGCCACTCAATAGTGACATCTCCGCCATTCTTTATTACGACGTAGTACCATGACGAAGCCATAACTCCTGTATCTTTAGGAGAAGCTTGGCGCAAAACTTCAACGCCACGTTTACCAGCTTCGTCGTAATACTTATCAAATGGATCTGGTTTAGAAAACTTTTTAAGAAAAGAAAGAGTCTTCCACCAACCGTTACTAGCCATAGTTAAATCACCCTTTCGCTTCGAACTGGGCTCTACGAGCAGCGTTCAAAGCTTTATATCTAGCCGCAACTTCTTTCTGAGACATCTTCTTTGGCTTACCGTTCTTAATACCGTAAATCTTAATGAGAACAAGAAGACGATTTATATGCCACTTCTCACAAGAGAAAGGTATACCAGCAGCAACCATCCAATAATAAATTAGTTCTGAAGTGACAATTCCAGAATCAGTGTTATTTTTGGGATCGTCGCTGAACCAAGTCGCTGTCATAGGATCGGATATGTATTTAACTATATCGTCTATGTTTTCTTGGGTAAGACATGAATACACGATATCGGGAACGTTCTGCGTTATTGTCATGCACTTGATATAATCAAGATTCATGCTGTTAGTCTTCTTATAAGTTTTGTTGTCCAGATATGGTTTATGCCATTTTGATTCCCATTTTGAAATCGACAATAAAGAATGTTCCAGCTTTAGCTTTTGTTCCTTCACAACGCTAAACTCATTGGTTTTCTCGTCGTAAAATTCTGTTTCGGGAATCGTTATGGTAAGCATAATTACTCTCCTGAATTCTCCACATTCTCAAGTGCGGCATCTATTTCCTCCCGCGTCGGTCTAATGTCAGCAGGGAACATACCCATGAGAAAAGTGGTAGCCTTTTCTATATCGCTGAATAAGTCGTCCATAAGGAGAACGGTATAAGCCTCTGAAGTAATGAATAAATCGCCAAGACGACGACCCTGACTATCGGTTTTTGTAAAAAATCTACCATCTTCAGACTTCTCGCCATATCCAAGACGAATAACATCTTTAAGGAGATCAAAGAATGTTGCAGCATCCCTCTTTTTAAGAGCATCTTTTAACGAATCGATGAGTTTCTCTTCTCCGCCCTTTATATAAGTCTCAAGAAGCTCAGGCTTTGACAAATGAAAGTAAAAGTCTTCGGTTCTTTCATTGCCATTATAATCAGTGTATTTAATAGTCTTTGATATCATGGTTTTTCTCCTTTTCATTTAAAAAGGAGGTGACTGATGTAGCCACCTCCCAATGATTCTATGCTTCTGCGTCTCTGCTTCCTTAATTTCCACCTGTTGCACCAGTAGCACCAGTAGCGCCATGAATGAGCGTATACACCTCTGATGGGAGAGGCAGTCTTGGACCATCTCCTGTTTCTGCGCCATAAAGGATGTTCTCAAGAGCAGTAAGTTTCTCTGAGTCGACCTTTGTCGAATCGATGCTAACTGTTGCCGTTGGCTTATAGGTAACGCCATTAATTTTTCCAACCTCGACTGGTGTAGTTGAAACTTCCCAGGACATTGCGGAAACCTCTGGGGAATCGTTTATTGTCTGGTGGTTCTTCTCAGATGGAGATGCCACGCAGCCATAAACAAGATGGAGAATATATCCATAATTTTCACCCTGAACCTCGTTTCCGAGTTTGGAAACATAAGAGAATCCGAATTTCTTCCTAGCCTGCTGACCGATTGTTACACCGGTTGTGAGCTCTGCTTCACCGTTGCACTCTGCAAACTCATCTGGATAGTAATATGCCTCGATGGTTGCTGCATATTCCTCAGCCGACATAAGACCGAGGTATTTGATATTGTCGGCATAGACCTTAGTCTCCTCGGCACCAGATGGGCTCTCGTTTACAGCAGAAAGACCATTCCAAGCAACGCCAGTTGTATATGCGCCAGCATCGCTTATTGGGTACAGAACACCTTTCTCTACGCCTACTTCGTACTTACGTGTACCGGCATCATGCCATGTAAGTCTAGCCATTTATTTCCTCCTATAAATATAATTCGAATGTGTCATGACACAGATTGTCTTTCTTATAATGACGATTATAAGAACATTTCGGCCACTGAAGCAGTACGTCGACAATCGGGCTGTCCACATCCTTTGAAATTACAGTAATTGTGTACATAGGGTGGTTAAAATATGGAGCGTTATCGGCATAAGTCTGTCTAACTGTATTGCGATGATAGACTATAGCCGGATACTCCAGCTTTACGCTCTCCGGAGGCTGATAATACACATGCACATCACCACCCGGCCCAAGAACGTTACGAAGTGCTCGATGCAAGTCCATTCGGGTCCGCATTGTAAACACCTCCTACAGAAAGAACTATTCTTGGGGTTTGGACAGAAGCAGATTCGATCTTCCACTTCTGTCCTTTCCACTCTACGTATCTCATCTTTTGAAAGTTCTCAAAGGCGAACGGATCGGCTACTATGCTGATAGTATTCGTAAGAACGACATCATCATTCAGATTAGAGCCAGAGCTCCATCTGGAAGAAAGCTGTTCGATATCTCCAAAATATGGTCTATCTTTATATGTTTCCTTCCATACGCCTGTCGGCTCGCCATCAACAATTTCTTCAGCAGTTATCAAGTAGCCGACTTTACCGCTAAATCTCGCCATTATCAATCCTCCTATTCAGGCAATTGAATACGACGGAGTAAATGGCCGCAACCAACTCTTGTGTCTGTGAATATCGGTATACGTGCGTTATGACATTTCTCGCAAAAGAATAAATCTTCAGATAACATTCCTCGATTGCTATCCGCATAATTTATCCAGTCATACCAAGGATAGTCAATTAATCTGAACACTTCGGTTCGGATCATAGCACATCCCATTCCTCCGCCATGTATTTCAATTTTATGAGATCCCTGATCGCGCAAGCATTTGAGTTCGGCTGCTGTATACTCTGATTCCAGTGGATAGTTAAACCAACCAAGCTTGCAAACGCATGTCCGCCCCCTATAAATATTATCTGCATCGCGATGAGGATAATATCCAAGGCAGACGTCTTTTGCATCGTCTAACAGATTAACTATAGCATCTCGCGGTAATGTAACATCGTTATCAACCATAAGCACATAATCTGCGCATTTATCTATGGCTATTTGCGCTATGCGATTCCTGGCAGTAGCACAATCATATCCGCGAACAAACTCGAACATCAGGTCATGACCCGCTTTGTCTAACTCATATATGGACTTAAAAGTGTCAGGATATATGGTTTCGAATGTTGGCACCGCGATCAGAATCTTCATAAAATACCTCCCTAAATATTATGCGCCTGTCGCACCAGTAGCACCCGTAGCACCACTAACGGCCTCCTCGATAACGATAGCTGACTTTGGTCTGATCAGAGCGCCAGAGCATCTGGTCTCGATCAGGTACTTCTCCTGGTTGCGGTCAATATCGAAATCGTCGAACATATCTACAGCTCCGCCCTTGTCTGCACCTACATTGTAGTCATCAAGGTTGAGTGCGATACCGATCAGCTTGAATGTGCCAGTCTCAGTAGTTCCAGTTCTGGCAGCTC